GGTACAGGAAAGACCTTTGTAACACTCTACAAGGCACTATTAGATGTCTTAGATGAAAAGACACCTTATGAGAAAATTTACATCGTCAGATCGCTTGTAGCAACTAGAGAGATTGGATTCCTTCCGGGTGATCATGAAGATAAATCTTCACTATATCAGATACCATACAAGAATATGGTTAAGTATATGTTTGAGATGCCATCAGAGGCTGATTTTGAAATGCTTTATGGTAATCTTAAAACTCAAGGAACAATTTCGTTTTGGAGCACATCATTCTTACGTGGGACAACTTTAGATAAAGCAATTGTAATCGTTGATGAGTTTCAAAATTTAAACTTCCATGAGTTGGATAGTATAATGACAAGAGTAGGTCAGAACTCTAAAATTATGTTCTGTGGAGATGCTACTCAAACAGATCTTATTAAAACTAATGATCGTAATGGTGTTATCGACTTCATGAACATCTTGCGTATTATGTCCTCTATTGATATAATAGAGTTTAGTATAGAGGATATTGTCAGATCGGGACTTGTAAAAGAATACCTACTGGCAAAAATGGAAGCTAGTTTATGAATGAATTCTTTGAAGTACATGATGATTTTCTCCCTCAAGAACATTTTAAACAATTACAATCTAATCTTTTGGGTGATCGAATGTGGTGGTTCTTCAATAACTTCAAAGTTAAAAAAGAAGATGATGAGTATCAATTCATAAATGTCTTCTATAATGAATCAGGGCCTACATCATCTTATTTTATGATAGAACCTATCATATCATTTTTAAAACCAAAAAAAATTCATAGGATAAAGGCAAATTTAAACACTAGAACTCCCTCTCATCGTCGCAGTGCGTATCACACCGATGGTTTCCCATGCAATACCACCTCGATTCTTTATATCAACACTCATAATGGATCGACATTCTTTAAGAAAGGTGGTAAAATAAAGTGTATAGAAAATAGATTAGTTACTTTTGATTCTAAATTAGAACATGCAGGAGTAACTTGCACTGACGAACAAAGAAAGGTTCTAATTAATTTTAACTATGATATTTAAACATTGTAATCACTTAGGTGACCTTGAATTAAAAAAGAAAGATACTCCCGGTTGTAGACTGTATGAGTTACCTGATGGCCAATGGGTTCCATCCATCACATCGGTAACTTCTTTTTACAATCGTCAAATCTTTATCGAGTGGAGAAAAAGAATTGGTGAAGAGAAAGCAAATAATATTACAAGAAAAGCAACCTCTCGTGGAACTGATTTTCATGAGGCAGCACAGGCATATCTAGAGAACAAAGAATTGAATTGGGATGATTATTTACCTGCAACTCAATTCATGTTTTATCATGCAGCACCATATCTAGATAAGATAAATAATATACACGCTATAGAGAGAACTCTTTACTCTGAGTACCTTGGTCTTGCAGGTAGAGTTGATTGTATAGCGGAGTATGAGGGAGAGTTAGCAGTTATAGACTTTAAAACCTCAGACAAGATTAAACCAGAAGAATGGTTAGAAAATTATTTTGTACAAGAAACCTTTTATGCTGCTGCATACTATGAGTTAACAGAGATCCCTGTAAAGAAACTGATCACCATAATGGTAACACCTAGTGGTGAGGTCAAAATATTTGACAAAAGGAACAAAGGGGATTATATTAAGCTGTTAGTTAGGTATATAAAAGAATTTGTATCTCACAATACTGGGTCGTAAAATGGAGAAGGATGAACTAACGAAAGTGATGGAGAGTAAGTTCTTCTGTCCTGCTCGTTTTGCCGAAGAAATCGAAACACTTGTTTTAGAAAATAAGGATATGAATTACATAGATGCTATCGTTCACTTTTGTGAACAGAATAGTATTGATGTAGAGTCAGTTCCAAAATTAATATCTAAACCATTAAAAGAAAAACTTAAATATGAAGCACAAGAATTAAACTTCATGAAAAAAACATCTCGTGCTAAATTACCATTATGAGTGACATATTAACTATGCAAAAATTGCAGGATGGTTGTCCTGTTATGATTGCAAAAATTCCAGAACAAATTTTAGCAGAGATTGATCTCTGGGTGGAAGAGAGTAAAGGACTTAAATATCACCCTTTATCAACACTGAAAGGTCATGAAAATGTAGGCTATCTTGGTATTGATGATAAGAAACATAATTCATATCAGTGTTCTATCTCTCCTCATTTAATTGATAGTTCTTTTTGGTTGGCATGGGTTTTAAGATTAACCTCAAAGTATTGGGGCATGGGAAAAAATCATCGTCATTTTAGAGTAAGAAAATGGGGTGGTCACTTTGATGGGTATGATGTATGGACTAACTTTGCTTATAAAGGAGATGATAATCCATCACATAACCATGCAGGACTTTTATCAGGTGTGATATACTATAAGAATCATGGTCATCCTACTATATTTGATGAGTATAATTGTGGTTATGAAGGCATGGATGGAACAATGGTTATGTTCCCATCACAAGTTATGCACCATGTAGAAAAACAAGTTGTTGATACTGAAAGAATTACACTTGCTTTTAATGTGACTTACGCTGATCCTGCCATGCGACCTAAAAGAGATTGGGAAAATAATGCTAATCCATGAATCTTATACCATACACAGACATCAATATCCTTTATATGAAATAATAAATCCAACATTGCATGAAATTATTTTAGAGAATGCAACTATAGAAGATAAAGGAGCATTGATGACTTCTTGGAAATGTTTTCAGATAAAAGAATTTAAAACAATAGCAGAGTGGGTAATCAAACTTATATTAAATTCAAAGAGAGATGTTTATAGTCCTATACCATTAAGTCTTGAACTATCTGATTTATGGGGCCAGTTATATAACACAGGTGATTTTCAAGTTCCTCATGACCACTTGCCACATCACTGGTCTTTCGTGTATTATGTGAATACCCCTATGGGATCTTCTCCCTTAGTGTTTGAACAGTCAGGTCAAAAAATATATCCTAAAGAAGGAGAGGTTATATTTTTTCCTGCTTGGGTAAGACACTTTGTACCAACTAACGATTGTAAAGAAAGATCTATCATAGCAGGTAATTTCTACAGTTATTATAAGTAATGATGCCTTTTGATGCCTACCGTTGTTATCTCTCTTTAAAGAATCACTTTACTAAAGATCATTATGATTATCTAAAATATCGTGGTAAAACTAGAGCAACAGTTCAAGCCTTTTATAAAAGAAAGGATAGGTTCTGGTTTGAAAAGTTTGCAAGACAAAAGAATGATAAAGAAGTAGAAGAATTCTTTGTATCTAATTTCATATACTCAACCGATCCCGGAACAATGTGGATAGGTGAGATGATAAAAGAGGGAGAGGGTAGATACACAGAGTGGAAAAAGAAAATACAATCACTATCATATATTTTTAAAGAAGAGACTCATGATCTTTTTACAGACAGAAAGGTTGATGAAGTCTTTGATTGCACCAAAGGACACCCACCTATTCTCCGAAATTATTTGAGTGGGAAAACCTCACTTGAAACTCTGGTAATATGTGATAGAATATTTGAGTATGGAAAAGAGTTTGATCAAAAACTAAATGACCCAGTGTGGGAAACCGTTAGTTTGAAGATAAAAAAATATTCTCCTTTCCTAAATATAAATGTACCTCGTTATAAAAAAATCTTAAAAGAGATAGTCCTATGAGTTTTTTCGATTCAGAAGTTGTCCGTGCTGAAATGGCAGAGATTGCAGAACTTCAAGAAGAAGTTTATCCCAATGTCTTTAAGTTTCCTAGCATGACCATAGAAGATCAACGTTATCACATTGATCTCTTAGAAAAACTTTGCGAAAAACAAAAAGTTCTATATGCTCGTTTAAGTTTATCCGATGACCCAGAGGCAAAACAAATGAAGGATAATATCCAATCTGGTGCAAAACAGATGGGACTTCCTAAAGATGTTGATGTCCAAGTCTTGTTTAAACAAATGGGTGAGATGGTGAATCTCATGAGAGATACACTTGACTATCAATAGATTTGTCCTATAATAGGTACACACAAGCCAAATCCAATTAATCTAAAAAAATCTTATGTCTTTTTCAGATCTAAAAAAACAATCCAAACTCGGTTCTTTAACATCTAAACTTGTTAAGGAAGTTGAGAAAATGAATAATGCTGGTGGTGGAGGTGCTGATGAGCGTCTCTGGAAACCAGAGGTTGATAAAACCGGTAATGGATATGCCGTAATTCGTTTCTTACCTTCTCCAGAAGGTGAAGATATTCCATGGGCAAAGATGTACTCACACGCATTTCAAGGCCCCGGTGGTTGGTATATTGAAAATTCTTTAACCACAACTGGTGGTAAAGATCCTGTTTCAGAATACAATCGTGAACTCTGGAACAGTGGTAATGAATCCGATAAGGATACTGTTCGTAAGCAAAAACGTAAGTTGTCTTACTACGCAAATATCTACGTTGTAAAAGATCCATCTAATCCTCAGAATGAGGGTGGTGTATTTCTTTACAAGTTCGGAAAGAAAATCTTTGATAAGGTTATGGAAGCAATGCAACCAGAGTTTGAGGATGAATCACCAATCAATCCTTTTGATTTCTGGCAAGG